TCGCTCTGTCGTTGTGTGTAGACATTGCTGCGCAAGACCCAATCAGGGGTCTCGGCTGTGTATGGGATGCCCATTTTTTCAAGCTCTGCAACGTCTTGGTAATATTTTTGTGCTCGCTTTTCGCGTATATACCGCCCTTGTACGTTAAGGGCACTAATGTGTGCCTCGTAGAACTTGCTTATAGGATCGCCAATTGCTTGGAATACATTTGTTCTTGCTTTCTCGATCATTTGCTGTAATGCGATGTTTGAGCTACTTGCTATTTGGGCACCGCCCCCACTGGTTGTAGTACGTGCAAGGTTACTAGAGGCTTGTCCAGCAGCACTAGCGGCTGCCTGCATATTCCTAGCAAACGTGCCAGCTGCAGCGGCTGCTTTTTCAGTTGAAAGTGCCACTAGCGCTTGTGACCTTTCTGCCTTGGCAGACTCAAGGCTTCCTTGTAACACAGCGCGAGCTGCGCGTTCTTGCTGCGTAGCAACCTCTGCAACAGTACCGGCTTGAATCTTCGCTAAATCAACGGCGTCACGAATTGCCTCCAGCGCTCTATAGTGTTCTGCGTTAGCGCTTCCCTGTGCGGCAGCCAGCCGAACGATAGCTTCAACCTCTTTAGCTTTCTGTTCTGCGGTAACAACCGCTAATTGCGCTCGTTCAATTTCTGCAGCAATGTTTGCTTGCGTTGCTTGATACTCAAGCTCGGCTTGCCTAACGGTAAGCTGATAGATCTCGTTGATTAACTTGACGCGATCGTTATTTGTTTTTGCGTTCTCTAGTTGAGTTTGCTTTTGCTCTAAAAGTACTTGAGTAACAGTTTTTTCTGCATCGAGATAAGCTTTTGTTGTTTCAATGCGTTGATCAGCCACTGCTCCTATGATTTTTGCCGACGCATCAGCCGCTTGAGTCGATTCCTGAATCGCTTTTGAAACCTTCTGCTGCTCTTCTTTTAACTGCTTAGTTTTATCTTTTGCGTCGTCAATGATAGGAGGCAAGTTAGAGTATTTCTTGAGCAGATCTGCTAACTGAGCATCCGTCATCTTCGTTTCATCCTTTACCCCTGCCGTTTGCTTGGCGGCTTCATCCATTGCCTTACCAAGAGCATATGATGCAGCCGCAGCACCAGCAATGGCAAGACCTACTTTGATCAAACTCGCCGGATTAACAATGGCTTGTAACGCAGCCGCAGCAACGGCAGCCACTTTTTTGGCAGTAGCAAGCGCATTGGTAGCAGCCGTCCAGGCTTGAGTTGCGATCGTAATCGCCTTCAGAATCCCAACAAATGTGCCGAAAAATGTGGCTGCAACTACAATACCTTTAATGTTTTGCGCAAGAACATCGAAAGCCGAACTCATTTGAGGTAATATCGCCATGGCAATCGTTGTTGCTACACCGAGGAGTTGCTTAAATACTCCATAATTATCAATCACAGCTTTCTCGACTTTGCCAAGTAAATCACCAAAACCTTGAGTGGCTGCTGTAACAACAGGACCGAATAATTCACCAATTACATAAAATAGCCTATCAGCTGCTACCTTTAAGTTGCTCATCGCAACAGCTTGACTCGTCAAGTATTTATTCAAATCGCCTGAACCCTGTGAAGCTTGTGCCAATGCTTGATAAATTAGTTCGCCAGTAAGCTGCCCTTGCTCGGCCATTTGCTTAAACTGACCACGAGCTATGCCTGTGTTTTGCGATATTGCTGTTAATAACTGGGGCATACGTTCTGAAATAGTCACAAACTCATCGCCATTAAGCTTGCCTTTTGCAAGTGCTTGGCTTAATTGAAAGAATGAACCTGCGGCATCTTGCGACGAAACACCAGTTTGTGTCACAATTACATTAAATCCCTGATAAATTTCGCCAATTTCTTTCAATCCATAGCCAACACCACTTAATTTTGAATACACATCGCCAATAGCTTTTGTGGCTTCGGTCTGTGAAATGCCAAACATTTGCACTTGTTTTTCAGCAAGTGCCAATGCAGCGTTATATTCTCCTGTACCAGAAGTAAGATTCTTTAGCTGTTGTTCGGCTTGACTTCTAGAGAAAAAAGTTTCAAGACTGTCTGCAAAGAGCTTGGCAGCCGTATATCCAGCAGTTAATTTTGCCGTTAAACCCACAATGGCGGAACTAACATCTTTGAAACTATTTTTTGTTTTTTCTGCGTTTTGCGGTGTTTTATTTAATTCACCATTAAGTTCTTTCGCAGCATTACGAACGCGATTAAGCTGCTGGATCGCATTGGCGGCATCAACGTTAATCGCAACGTTTGCTACGACTGACATGATGCGTGCCTAACTCAACCCATTCTAAGGCGGCTAGCTTTTTTGTTTGCCTCGTCCATTTCCTGCTGCTCCACTTGATACATCAAGCCCCAGAGCTGCACTTCCTCAAAGGTCATTCGTTCTGACAATTCAAGAAGCGTATAACCTAAATCCCTGGCAAGACGCATCATAAGCCGAAGCAAGTGATCGTCTTTTACCAGCTTGATCAGTTTTTTGCGTCTACGTCCTCTTCACTTGCGTCGTACTGATCGGTGATCACAGCCAGCATCAGGCTTTGAAGGTCAGCGTCACGAACTTCATTTTTCAGCTCTGCGATCTCGCCAGCACGGAACAGCGGACGTCCATTTTCATCAAGTGCTTTACTGACCAGAAGCTGCAATGCAAAAGCAGTTGCCTCATCACTACCGGCGTCCTTTTGCGCACGCTCGCGTTCTGCCATGGTAAGCGGACGACAGTAAAACTCAAAAACCTCGCCATCGCTGAGCGTTACAGCCTTTTTGATCGGCGTGAGGTTGGCAGCTTTCTTTAGCCGATCCAAAGCACGCATAGTCGAAGAAGCGGCAGCCATAAAAATTGCTTGGTTGTTATTACTTTAGACACAAAAAAGCCCTCAGCGCAAGCCAAGGGCAGTGTTGTTATTGGCTGTGATCAAGCGGAAGTGCTGAAATCAAAGCTCGGGACGCCAGCAGGGCGGAAGGTAATTTCAACCATTTGAGCATCGTCGGGATTGATGTTCAAGCTGGCAGTCAGTAGCACAGCATCCATTGAGATGCTACGGCTGAGAGCTTCAGTGCCTTGCTTGTCGGTGTAAAGCTTAAAAGAACAACCGACTTGTTGACGCTGCAGCACATCTTCCACCATCCGATTGGACAGGGCAGAATCTTCATTGGTCACAAAAACTGAAGCGGTGCCGCTGCCATCAGCAAAGCCAGGGATATAAGCACGGAAAGGTGCATACTGCCCAGCGGTTTGACCGATGGTTGTAACGTCAATTTCAGCGCGGCTGATTTCAAAGCTCCAGCTTTGCACCTGACCGACAGCGGCGTAATCGGCGTAAGCAACCTGAAACTCATTAGGCGCTGCAGCGGTGCCATCATCGGTGATGGTAATGCTTGCGCCGCCAGCGGTGGCGGATACTTGCAGCACGCCGGTGGATGCCGTGTAGGCAATGACGTAATAGGTGGTTGCTGCGGTGATACCAGCAGGCAAAGTGCCGGTGCCAGATCCACCAGTTTGACTGTTAACAACACTGAAAACAACTGGATCGCCTACCTTCAAATTGAGGTAAGGCTGCACAGTGATTTCATCATCAGCAACCGTGACATTGGATTCACCGAAAGTACCGGTGGTGCCAGCGGGTTTGTAGTAAAGAGCGCCGGACGTACCGGACAGAACAGTAGCCATTGTCGTGAACGGTAGGTGGCTAGCACCAGTCTAACTTTGTTCATACGCCTCGAAAGTAATCGTGACTTGAGCTTGATTAAAAGATGCAGCAAGGCTACTCCCAGCACTAATGCCAGTTTCATTCAGGGATGCTTCAACGGTTCTTGGGCCATTTGCCGCGTCAAATTTGATATTTGAAATTTGAAGCCGTGAAAACAGATCAATGCAACGCTGAGCAATGGTCAACATCGCACCTGGTCCTTCGGCTTTTGGAGTAAAGATGTTAAGTAGCAGTACGCCAGTTTTCTGATTAAAGCCATCACCCGTGCCACGACCAGAATTTGTAAAAATCGTCAAATAAGTTCCTTCGCCCCATGAAATGCTTACTTGCACCCAACTTGCATTGTTGGGCGGACTAAATGGAACATTTTGATAAGCGACTTGCAAAGCAGGTGCATTTGCAAACTCAGTCGCAATGCGGCTTTCAATCGCAGCTCGGAGTGTATTTAGGCTCATGATGACTTTCCAATCCGAGCTGCTTCAAGCTTAATGTAAACACCGAGATCCTTGGCGATCAAATCTACCCAGCCAGGATCTAAGCCCCATTTTTTCTTGACTTTATACTCGCCATTCCAAGATGGAGGCAAGTTGGTGCCATAAGCAATCGCTTCGGCGTAAATCAGATTGTTGTGCAGACTGTATATGTTGCCTGCTTTTTCTTGACCAAGCCTATAATTAACCGCATTAGGTGGAGGCTCAGGTATAACTGAACCCTTAGGCACTACGGGATGACCTTGATACGGCGCAGCATTTTGACCGATAGCCCAACTTGCGCGAAAACGACCTGTCAACACAGGACTGTTCTGCTTTAACGCTTTATCACCTACCAATACTGCCGCTTTAATCAGCTTATTAAACTGATCTTCGGCATAATCACCGATCTGTCCTAGCGTGATTTCGCGTGCCATTAGCTGTTGAGATAGATTTCAAACACAATCGCGGTATTGTCTTGCTCGATTTTTTTGATCTGAATAACTTGCATAACTTCGCCGTTAATGCTTACTTGATCAGAAACTGACGGTTCAAAGGAAAGATCTGCTGCGGCAATAGTCAGCTTTTTGTCATTAACTTTGACAAGTTCATTCGCCTCACGAGCATTCACATCCTCCAGGACACCACGGACGGTGGTCGTAGATGCAGTTACGGTCGCAGTACCAGTTGTTGTGTTGTAAGCTCCCGTCGTTGTTTGGCGAATTGTCACTTCTCCCCCAAACTTTGCCATCAGCTTGGATGCGGTCTTTCGTAGCGAGGTTGCAAGTGCCATCAGATCTTGTAAGCGATGCAGGCGCCGTTCTGGAGTTGAATACTGGTGAAATAACCAGTCAGGTGTGCTCCCTGGTCTACTGAAGCGCCAGCGAAGCTGTTGTCAATGATGTTTGTTGATACGATTGCCTGGATCGTGCTGCTTTCGTAAAAGTCAATGTGGTGAAACTTGCCGATATGAGCAGCAGTGTCAGTGATCAGCTCAGCGCCGATTGCGTAATCAACATGACTGGCGCCGCCGTGTGATTTAGCCATGATTAGATTTTGTAGGCGATAACAGCACCGCCTGAGTTAAGGGTAAAAGCAGTGAAGACGCCTTGGATTTCAAAGCCTGCCGGGAATGACTCACCAACAGGGCTGTTGCCAGTCCAGTTTTGAGCGGTAAGTGCAGAAAAGCTAGTGTTGTTTTTCAAGATGACGATCCGATTCCAGCGCCCGGTTTTAGCGTCGGTCGAAGTGACAAAATCACCGCCGATGCTGTAGGTGTTCTCAAGCGCCTGATAAACGGACATGATCAGATCCTGTAGGCAACAACTGTGCCGCTAGTCAGCGTCACGCTAGTGAAGATGCCATACATCTCACCTGTT